TACTAGAAACACTAGACGCTAAAACGGGTGGTCGTGACTATGAAGAACTTCTCATTGAAGACTTTTTGGCTGCACGAAACTATGGCGATACTCAATTAACGCTAAAGTATCACAATTTAATATTAAACAAGGTTATGAACAGCCTTGCTAAAATTGAAGTAACGGATAGCAAGGATGCTATTGAAGCGAAACAAGCGGCTTTTGCAGAGGCCCTTGCTAAACTTACGAACATTAAGCAAGACTAAATATACATTATGCCACTAATGAAATCTACAAGCAAAGGTGCATTCGCTAAGAATGTAAAGGCTGAAGTAAAAGCAGGTAAGCCCGTAAAGCAAGCCGTGGCTATTGCCTACTCTACGAAAAGAGCGGCGGCAAAAAAGACAACTAAGTCAAAAGGAAAATAAAATGAAAGAAGCAAAAAGTCAAAAGGCGACTCCAGGCTTTGATGCCGCAACTGGCACTTCAAGCGAAGGTTTTAGTCGTGGTAAGAATCCATACGCAAAGAACCAATGGAGCGGTCACAGCAATGACGGTCGCGAAGTAAACTTTGGTCGTGGTCCTACAGGTGGTGGTACAAAGATGCCAACATGCGATCGTGAATTATTCAAAGGTTCAGCACAAGTTCGCAATCCTGGTGGTACTCGTGCATGGGATCCTAAGGGAACACAAAACTATAAAGGCAACGCAGACAGTATCAATGTAGGCCGTGGCCCAACAAAAGGAAACGAATAATCATGTCAACAAATCCACAAGGCGGTAAAGCCATTAATCAAAAGCGCGGACCTACAACAGGTAACGCAGGTTATGGTAGCAAGCGTGCAGACTTCATGGCTGAAAAATCTACAACAGGCAGTGAGCGTAGTAAGATTGCTAACATGATCACAAGCGCACTAGAAATGCGTGGTCGTGGTCAAGCAGGTGTTACTAACCCAGCATTAGAATCAGTACATGACAAGACTAATGTTGGCAGAGGCCCAACAAAAGGCAACGCAGGTAAGAAGTAATGAGCGGCGGAGCAGGCGGTAAGAGTTTTGGTGGTCCACAAATAGGTGGCGGGCCTGCTCCTATTCAACAACAACCACAGCAACCTGACATTTATCAACGCTATGGTGGTCAGCCAAATGTTGATAGCGATCCAAACACGGCTGGCTATCAACCTCCTGGCACAACACCAGCACCACAGCCTCCACAAGTACAGCAACCAAGTACAGGTGGTAAAGGTGGCTTTCAAATTGGCTACCAGGAGCCAGGACTTAATATTCCAAGACCAGACATTGGTGGTGGTGTAAGCATTGGTGGTGGACCAGCACAGTTAGATCCTAACGCACCTAACGCATTAGGACCTGAGGGACAACAACCAATGATGCCACAACAAAATGCAACACAAGGTGGTAAAAGCGGCTTTGGCGCACAGCCTCAGATAACACAGCAACAATTTGAAGACTTTGCGAGCCGCTTCTTCAAGTAATAAGTAAACAAAGCAAGGGAACAGACTTCCCTTGCTGTAGCATAGAAAATAAAGGAATAGAAAATGCAAAAACAAACCTCTCCAACGGACAACCCTTGGGACGCTCCAGTAGAAGCAACCGAGAAGGCTCCAACTAAATCCACAAAAACAAAACGATCAGAAGCAGTAGCAAATGAAGTGCTAGAAGTTCCAGCACCTGTTCAACCTGCGGCTACTAATGCTGGTGAATATGACATTGAAGGTCTAATGACAGACTTTCCAACTGCAACAGAACTAGAACGCTTTGTTTACGACGAAACTGGTATTGTATTACAGTTAAAAGGTCGTGCTAACAAGTTAAAGTATCAAGTTGCTATGGATGCACTTAATGGTTTAACTATTGAATCAAAATACATTGGTGGCGAAAACCCATACATTGACCGCACTGAACTAGTGCCTATTGATCCAATCAAGGAACCACCTGCTCGTGACAAGAACTTACCTGACCGCAGTCAAGTACAGAATGTGTTCTTAAGCAATGTTGTGCCACATCCAGATGAAGAAGCACGAGCACAAGATAAAAAGGTCAGCATGCTGTTCCGCAAATACAACAACGGCATGATCAGTTATGAAATTTTAGGACCTCTAAGCCAGCGTCCACATGGTGAGAAGATTGACAAGTTTGGTCGCACTCGCCCAGAAGTAATTAAGTGGGTTGATCCACGCACTGGTGAACAAACAGTCATGCGTGAAGATGGCACACTTACTCCACAAGGTAAACGCCTTCGTGCTATGATGCAAACATTTAAAGTTAACAAGAGTAACCAATGGGATGTTTGGATTGACCGTGAATTTGTTTCTCTAAATGATGCAGTTGCACACAACCCATGGGACATTTCTAAATGACAAACCCAGATGTTCGCAACGGTATGATTAACCAAGCGCAACAAGAGCGTATTACTCGTGATACGCTTATCATGCAAAAGGTTAATGCCGCGCACCGCGAAGCGTTTAAAACACGCTTTCCAGGTCAAGTGGAACATTGTATGCGCCTGACGGCTGAGCGTCTTCAGGCCATTCTTACAAAGAAGCCCACTGACTTAGCAGATCCAGACACATGGACTAGCACAGCAGACGAAATAGCAAAGTTAAGTGAAGCACTATGGCACTTATCAGTTATCAGTCAAATTTACCCAATGGAGACAAAAGATGACGAACATAGCCAGCAATGAAACAGCAAGTTTTGATCTTACTGGTAAGTGGATTAAAGAAGGCTGTCATTTAACATTCCGTCTAAACGAAGATGGCATGGGCGATACTGAAATTGATTATGTTTTTGATCGCTATGACTTGGTATTCTTGCGTGATGTCTTGTCTGAATTCTTAGACTCAGCACCAAAGGAGTAATATGCTAGGCACAGAAACCTTAATGGCTCGTGCCTTGCGTTATTCCCTGGACAAGAATAATGTTGCTCCAGAGACATACAAAAACTGGCCAAGCAACTTGCAAAATCAGTTACAAGACTTAGTAATTGATGTTGCGGATGATATGAAGTACAATCAACTCAAGTACTTTCGTCCATTTGAACATCAACTTACTTTCTTTGCCACAGGCAATTCTGAACGCCGTGGTATTCTAGCCGCCAACCGTATTGGCAAAACAGTATCAACATGTGCGGAAACAGCCATGCACTTAACAGGTCGCTATCCTGAATGGTGGAATGGTTATCGTTTCAACAAGCCTATTACTTGCATGGTAGCAGGTGAAGGTTGGTCACAGGTTGCGCTTGTATTACAGAATGAACTGCTGGGAACCCAAGATGTCAAGATTACAGAGAACTTAGGCATGGGTTTCATTCCTCGCGACTGCATTGTAGTTGACACTATGCGTAATGATGGTGCCAACTGTATTGGTGTGGAGATCAAACATGTAAGTGGCTCAAACAGTTACTTGCTATTTGCAAACTATACGCAGGAAGTTCGTCAGTTACAGGGTTTCAAATTGAACCTTGCAGTATTTGATGAACAGCCACCAGATGACTTCTTCTCAGAAATTGTTACTCGTACTGCTACCACACAAGGTAAAGTGTTGTGTTCGTTTACACCACTAAAAGGCTTGAACGGTCTAGTATCAAAGTTTTGGAACAAAGAAGAAGGATATGAATTTATTCGTGTAAGTTGGGATGATGTTCCTGAGTATGATCCTTGGGGCATGCCATTCCTACTGAAGGAGACTCGCCGTCAGTTAGAGCGTGATTACTTGCCACATGAAAGAGAAGCCCGTATTGCTGGTAAGCCAGTTATGGGTAAAGGTGCTGTGTTTCAATTGCGTGAATGGCCAACATACACAACTGGGCAGATTGATTTTACTCGTATTCCAAATATTCATCGTGTTATTGCACTTGACTTGGGCTTAGTAAATGACAGCACAGTTATTTCATTAATGTACTGGGAACCATATGAACGAGTTGCTTACTTACATAGACAAATTATTGTGCAGGGTATTGAAGAGGCTGTGCCCTCTCAGTATATCAATCATTTACTTCGTCCTGAGGTGTTTGGCACTCCTATTGTGCTACCTGCTGATGCATCTACTGCTGGCAGATACACAATGAGTAGTAGTTCAATCCGTGAACTGTTTGAAAGTTACGAATTGAATGTTTATCACAAGCCTATTATGAATCCGCCTGACAGCGAAGGGCGTGTAACTAATCATAAGAGTTATGGTATCAACCAAATGCGCCAAATGCTTGAAGTTGGCTCATTAATGGTCAATGAGAACTGCACAAAGTTCTTAAGTGATGCACAAAACTATTATGTAGATACACAAGGACGCTTTAGTGACCCAGACGACACGATCGATTCTGCTCGTTATGCGTTACTTGCTTGCTTACAAGGCATTGCTGAACCGTGGGACAATAGAACACCACAACAGCGAATGGCTGCGGCACGCGACAAGTTTTATAAACCCAAAGACGAATCTAACAAGCCCGCTTGGAAGAAGTCTTATAACCCAGAAGGATAAAGAATGGAAAAGACAGGACGATTTTTAACAACAGTGGGGGAACAACCCCCTGTTATCTTGTGTGAAGAACACGCAAAAGTATTTGAAATGGCCATGTTAGCCAATGACATTCCACACACAATCTATGAGTTTGATGATGAGGATGAAAGTCAGTACTGCCAAGCATGTGATTTGCAAGTAGCAAAAGCATACGCAAAACAAGTTGAAGAAGCAAACACACCTAAGATTGTCCTTCCTGGCGAATTTTGAGATGACTAAATAACATATCAATAAAGGGAACCTTTAGCAATGCTAGATATTAAACATATTCCAGTGCAGGACATTAATCAGAACAAAAAGATTAACGCTACTTTTGTCCGCATGAAGAACCAAATGGATGTAAAAATGGCATCCTATTTGCGCTACTTAGGCACAAAGAACGCAGTTAACCGCGCAAGTGATTATCACTACTTGTGCTTGGCTGTTACAGACTCAACAGCACCCGTAAACGGTATTGATTACATTCACCCATCTGTAAAGCCAGTTGTAGATTATGCTACAGCAGTTATTACTAAAGGTTTGATGCCAAACGGCGAAGTCAACTTTGACTTTGTTGCAGATGGTGAAGAAGATGAAGCAGCCGCAAGACAAGCAACCAATATGGTTAGCAAAGTTGTTAACCAAATGAATGATCCACACTTTGTATTAGAGCGTTGGGTTATGGATGCTAACATGCACAAAAACGGTATGATGATGATCAAGCCTGTGCGTGAACAAATTGTTCGTTATGTTGAAATTTCTGGTACTATTGATCAATTAACAGCGTTTGAACAACAAGCCGCTGATTCTGGTTTAACTACATTGCGTCAAAGCAAGCGCCGTGAAACAGTAGACATGATGAAAGTCATGGATGAAGTAAAACAATTACTAGGTGAACATAAACAAGAATTTGCTCGTGGCATTGCTGATCAGTTTATGGCTTCATTACAACAGCCAATTGACGAAGAAACAGGTACTCCCGACTTAGAAGAACTTCGTGCAGAAGATATTCAAGGACAAGAAGATGTTGTTAACGATGCTATTCGTCGTAACACAATTTACAAAGCCAAATACAAACTAACTGGCTACAACATCAACATCAAGTTCCACCCTATTGCACAACACTACTGGATTTGTGACCCAACTGTTCCTGAAATGAAGGATCAGCCTTTCTGCGGTTACTACGATCCAATGACAATTCAAGAAGCATGTGAATTGTACCCTGGTATTCAAGGCGATTTAGACAACTTCCGTGAGTTTGCTGAATACAACATGAACGGTGCTTACCAAGCAGGTAGCGTACTAAACAACTTGGCTATTCACGCTCGTGACTCTGTGCCAGTTATGGGTATTCCAGTATCCTCAGCCGCATCCGCTGATCCAGACAGCAGACAAGTATCTATTGTAACTGTTTGGAACAAGTATGACATTGACGGTGACGGTGAATTAGAACTAGTAGAATTGATTTACTCTGGTTCATACATTATCTCTGCTCGTGAAGTAGAATTCATTCCTGTTGCTAACATGTGTCCAAAGCCATTGCCAGGCAACTTCTACGGTATGAGTATTGCTGAATCAGTTATTCCAATGCAGGAATACAATACATCAGCCGCTCGTGCAGAAATCCAGTTGGGCTTGCTAACTGCTACACCACGTATTGGTGTTAAGCCTGACCGCGTTGACTTTGAAATGATGCAAGATGGCGAATCAGCAATCTTTATCTTAGACTCAAAGTTTGACCCAAGCAAAGACATTTACCAAATGCCACCTCCTTCAGGCAACTTGCAGTTCTTGGAAGTTGCTATGGACCGTATCCAGAAAGATACAATGGCCATGGTTGGTATGACTACTCCACAAGATGTATTCAATCCAGAAGTTATGGCCGCAGGCAACTCAGGAGTTAAGTTACAACTAGCACTAAGTCCTAACCAAATTATTCAAGACAACACAGTACGCAATGCGGCTGAAGGTCTACGCGAAGCAATTTGGCTAGTATGGCGCACATTGATCCAGTATGGTGATGACTACGGTGTTAAGAAATTAGCACAAAGCAGCCACCCAGACAAGAAAGCAGAATTCTTAGACTTCCTAGCATGGGACGACATGAACTTCTGTGATCGTAAGCAGATCCATTTAGAACTTGCACTTGGTATGATGAGTGAAGAAAACGCATTGAGCCGTTTACAAATCATTCAAAAGTGCCAAAACGAGTTATACGCTACAGTTACTAACATGGTACAAGCAGGTACAATGACTCCTGATATGTACAAGAAAGTTAAGAAGCCGTTCGCTGACACACTATATGTTTTAGGTGTTAAGGATTGCGATGTTTACTTGCCAAGTGATGCTGAGATTCAAGCAATGATCAAGTCTTCACAAGAAGCACAAAAGAACAAGCAACCAAGTCCAGAAGACCAGAAGAACATTAGTGCGGCTAAACTTAATGATGTTAAGGCTCAACAAATTGCCGCAGAAGTTGCTGGTGAAGATGCTGAGTCACAATTAGACTTCATGGCAGTTGCCGCAGGTGATCCAAAAGTTTACAGTTAAGATTTTAAAAAGGAAAAGCAATGATTAGTGAAGAAGCAGTAGACGCTTACAACAAGCGTCTTACTATAGATACAAGTAACCCTAAAAAGTTAACACCAAGTCAGCGAGATGCTGTTAAGATGTATGGTTCTCAAGCAGAAGCGTTGATGAAGAACCGTGACTTGGCTATGTTTATACATCACTTCAAGTTTGAAGTAAATGATGTAATGGCAAATATTAGAAGCCACAGTGAAGAAGCAAATGCAGAGCGTATTGCACTTGCTAATCAACTAAGTGGCATTGACAGTTTCATAAACACACTTAAGAGTGCAGTTTATAAAAAAAATGTATTGATTAAAGCAGAAATTGCTGATTCTCAGACAAACCTGCAATAAAGCGATACTAAATAAAAGTGAAGGTAACCGCAAGGCCCTTAACAATTTAAAGGATAGATATGACAGACACGATCAGCCCTAACACCTCAGGTGCGGCCACTGAACAAAGTGCAGTTCCAAGTTTAGACTCAATAGCGTCAAAAATGACCGCAATGCGCGAACAGACATTGCGTAATCAAATTAGACCTACTGAACAAACTGCAACAGGTCAAGAAGAGACGGCAGAATCTTCAAGCCCTGTGGCACCAAGCGATAATGCTGAAGCCGAAGTTGCTGAATCAAGCGACACAGAATTTGCAGGTGACAATCAGGAAGGTGAAGCCCAGCGCGATGATGCTGTAAGCGACACAAACAATGATAGTACTAGCGATGAATTAATTGACTTTATTGAGTTCGCAGAAACGAACCCAAATGCCAAATTCAAATTTATGAAGAATGGCAAGGAAGTTGTAATTGATGCTAAGAAGGCCGCCGCAATTTTAGGTCAAGGTTCCGCAATACATGAAGAAGCACGCCAACTGAAGATTGAACGAGCAGAATTTGATGAGTATTTGAATGATGTCCGTGCAAGACAAGAAGGTTTGACTCTAGCGATGGAATTTACGGTTCAACCTAAGTTGCAGAAAGCGTATGATGAGATTCTTAAAACACAATCTTATCAAGCAACATTTCAGCAACAATTAGCGAGAACAAGTGATCCTGCTCAAGTAGCAAGGATCCAGGCAAGTATGCAACAGAATGAGCAATACATTCGCAGCCAGCAACAAACTATTCAAAGTTTGAAGCCTGCAGTGGATCAGTTCAGACAAGTGCGTACTCAGCAGGTAACAGAGCGTTTAGAACATGCTCGCAAGAACTTTAAAGACAAAGAGTTGAAAAACGAATATGTCTACAATGAAGTTCGCGACAAGATCTCTAAAATCTGGCCTGAAGCCAAAAGTGAAATCATTCCTGGAGTACCAAATATTGACTTGATCAGCAGTGACGAAAACTTACTAAGTTTAGTCCGCGACGGGTTGCGATATAGGGACAAACCAACTGCTAAGTCAGCAGGGTCTAGCATGGCAGCACTAACCTCACGCAAAGGAACTAGTCCAGGACGCAGTAGCGCGGATGGTGACATTAGCAAACTTCGTGAACAAGCCAAGGCGGGCGATAAAAAGGCCGCAGACAACCTCTTAGTTGCCCAGTTGCAAAGATTGCGAGCGGGTAGAGGTGGAAGATAATAAACCATTCATAAAGGAAAAATAAAATGGCGGAAATTACTACGAGTCAGATTGGTAACGGTACTACAGCATACGGTGCGGATATCGTTGTCAAGGACTTAGACCTAGATGTGTCTAACCGTGTTAAAGATGACACTCCTGTTTTAAACATGGCGATGTCAAAGAAGCGTAAAGTTAACAGCACTTTACCACTATGGACAGACGATATCTATCGTGCTCCATCAGTTCAGGCGCAAGTTGAAGGTGCCGCTGTTTCTACAAGCCAAGCAGAATCTAACAGTCGTTACAACTTAGGTAACTACACACAGATTTTCAGCACAGTTATCGCTTCTAGTGGTACTGCTCGCGCTGTTATGCAGGCTGGTGGTGACCCACAGGCTTACCAAGAAGTTAAGCAGTTAATCGAATTGATGTTCGATGTGGGAATGCAATTGGTTCGTAACGACCAAAGTGGTACAAAGTATGCAGGTCAATCTGGTTCTGCTTCTGGTCTACCAAGCGGCCAAACAGGTCGTCGTATGGGTTCGTTGGCTTCTTTCGCAGGTACACAATCTTTCAATACTACTTCTGGTACATTGAGCGGTTTAGATACTTTTGCTAACAACGAAGATACTGACAGTTCTACACAAATCTCTAATGCTCTACGCATTTACGCTAACGGTTCTTACTACTACAGCGGTACATTTACTAACCAATACTTCAGCCCAGCGTTGTACAAGCAATTGGTTACTACTGCTGAACAGCGTTACAACGCTAAGATCCGTACAGTAGTTGCTCCAACAAGCCTACGCACAAGCATCAGCGATAACATCGCTCAGTCTCGTGGTATCAACCGTGTTGACTCTGCTCGTGGTGACACAATCCAAACTTACGAAGGTGACTTTAACTACAGTTACGAAATCTTTGATTCTTGGATTATGGATCAAGCAGGTGTTTCTAACAGCATTTACTTCTTGAACGAAGATGTTGTTCAGTGGGGTTCATTGCGTGACCTAGGTCCTAACAACGAAGTATTCTCAAATGCTGACGCTAGTTTAGACCAGTTCATCATGGAAGGTACATTAATTGTACGCAACCCAGCAGGTGTTGGTATGCTAAACAACATCGAGCCAGGCACAACTGCACAGGCTTCTTTACCAGGTGCTCGCCCAGCGGCATTGGTAAGCCGTGTAAACTTTGGCGCAGGCGATGTTACTCCTTAATTCTTAATTGGATTAAGATAGCACAAAGGGCTCTTCGGAGCCCTTTCTCATGACACTAAATAACACTATGAGCGATATTAATAACCCAGAATACCTAGACAACAGCGACCCAGAAAAGAACTACGATTACTGGCGTCAAGACCATGGTGGCATGGTAACACAACACAACGGTGTAGCGGACAAACTGCTACAAAACAACGATTTATACCGCAGTATGAAGGGCGATTGGTCCCGTACTGCATGGAACAAAGGTAATAACATTAAAGTTACTACTGGACGCCAGGATGGTAAATTCTATATCACACGCGAGCAAATGAATACTGATGAAGTAAAGTTGCGTGTAAAGAACTACCGTCATGCCGCAGAAGCAGGTATCCCAGATCCACTAGCACCAATTGGTGATGATGGTAAGTTAACTTACAAATGGATGGAATTGCCAACAGTTATTAGTATCCGTATATCAGACCAATATTTTGATGGCATCCCTTGGGCGGCACTCAAAAATGACAGAACATTAAAAGCACAATTCTACCGTGTTGTAGAAACAGAATACCCTGAGTATGTGTGCTATCCAGGTGGCAAGTTGCCAATTCCAGTTAATGTGGCATACCCTACGAAAAAGGGTGAAAAGAAATACTTCAGAGGAAACTAAAGAATGTTTACAATTCCAACAGGCGATGCCCTAGTTGAGTTCATCAAGGACTTTACAGGTAGCACAAATGACGCAGAGATTAAGCAATGTATTTTCATGGCAGAGATGTCAATGCGAAACATTGAATTGCCTGCACTAAGATCAGACCCATACGCAGTAGAAAATATTGGTATTGCTGATGCACAAGGTCGTATTCCAATTCCTGGCGATATGAACAAGCCTATCTTGTTTTTCAAACAAGGTCAGCAAGTTACTACACAAGCAACAGCAACAGGTACAAGTGGTCAAACAACAATTACACTAACAAGCATCCCAAGTCAAACAATCAGCACAAGTATGTTGGTTACTGGCACTGGCATTGCAATTGGTGCTACTATCACTAACATTAGTGGTTCAGGTGGCGTAGGCACAGTTATTACGCTAAGTGGTGCTAACACAGGTACAGTAAGTGGCACATTAGTATTCACAACAACTGGCAACCAATCAAGTCAAACAGGTCCTTGGATTGTATATGACCGTGTTGGTGATCGTGACATTATTACACAAAGCATGATTGCACAATTATACTTGCAACCAGTTAATGTGCCAGCAGTTATCCGTGGTAAGTTCTCTGAAGTGTATAACAAGTATCAATTCTTGCCTTACATTGCTGAAGGCGATTTGATCAACATGTATTACTACAAAGCCTGGCCTTTGTTGTTTGCTCCAGTTACAGATGAAGTTATCTCTGCTACTGGCACAGTTGGAACAATTACTGGAACTGGTCCATGGACTGCACATATCACTGGTATGACTAGTGTTGGTGATTTAGCAGTTGGTGATACAATTTACGCTGCCAACGGCACTGGTAGTTTAGGCACTGGCACAATCAAAGTAGCAAGCATTGTAAGCGCAACTGAAATTACATTCACTTGCACAGGTGGCACAACTCCTACAGCAGGCACAGTTACAGGTATTACACAAACAGGTTTAACAGTACAAAACAATGCAGTATTACAAACATGGCCAGAAGGTTATGTATATGCAACATTGCGCGAATATTACATCAAGCGTCACAATGATACAGATGCCGCAGTATATCAACAAAAGTTCCAGGATGCTTGGAATGTAGTTGAAGATCAAAACAACTTAGGCAAGTGGTCAGGCGGGCACACACGCTTAACAAGCGTATGGCAACCAAGACAATACCGCCAATACAACATCAAATAAGGATCACGGACAATGACAAGTTCTTCAAGTTTATACGGCGCAGTCAACGAACAAAATACGCAATCTACAAACTCAACAAGTTTGTATGGCGGCGCTGATACGCCCATTCCAACACCAGCAGGTGATTTAATTGTTCGTGGTGACTTGTATGTCCTTAGTGGCAATATCTTAACCACTGCTACAACTGGTAACATTTTTCCAGCAAACGCAACAACTGTTAATTTAGGCCTGGCTGCAACAGCAGTAAACATTGGTGCCTCAACTGGCACAACTACAATCAACAATGATTTACAAGTCACTGGTACTTTTATAGCACCAAGTGCTGACTTTGGTAACATTACAATCGCTGTAGCAGATGACAACACAATTACAACTACTACTGGTGATTTAAAATTAGCAAGTGCCACAAACAAACTTAATTTAAACACAAACACAGGTTTCACTTATGCTGAAGGCGGTAGTGCATTTAATCGTCCATACTTTCAAAGCACAACTGGTAACAGTTCAGGTTTGCGTGTAATTGCTCCTAACACAGGCACAAGTTCAAGTGCGGCATTGTCAGCATTAAATTCAAGTGACACACAAAACGCACAACTTTTAAGTGTTCAAAGTTATGGTAGTGCTATTACAGATCCACTACGAATTGTAAGTGGCAAATATACAAGTGGTGTTTTTGGTCCAACAGGTCAAAGCATTGCATTTAGAGATGGCACCACAACATACGCAACTGTTAACCCAGCAGGAACTACAATCAGCACTGATTTAGCAACCAAAGCGTATGTTGATAGTCAAGAATTAAACACAACCTATACAATTAATGCAAGTACTACAACAGGTGGTGCAAACTTTAACTTAGTAGGTTCTGACGCTACAACAGATACAATCAAATACTCAAGCGGTACTGGTGTAACAGTTTCTCGCACTGATGCAAGCACAATTAACTTTGCTATTGGTCAGAGCGTTGCTACAACAGCCAATCCTACATTTGCTGGCGCTACATTAGGTGCAATTAAAGTTGGTGTAACAACTGACAACACAATTGACACTACAAGTGGCAATTTAACTATTGCCCCAGCAACAGGTATTATTACAGTAGCCGCACCAACTACAGTCCAGTATGCAGAAGGTGGTGATCGCACAAAACGCTTCCAGTTCCAAAGTTCAACTGGTAACAGTAGTGGTGTTCGTGTTATAGCACCTAACGCAACAACAAGCGCACAATCAACTATTGGTGCATTTAGTTCTAATGATAACTCAAATGGTTCTTTCATTAACTTGCGTGCCAATAACAGTGGCACAGATCCACTACGCATTTTAACAGGCACATACACAAGTGGTGTATTAGGTGCTAGTTCTGGCGCGGCTTTTGTTGACAATGTCACAACATACGCAACTGTTAATCCAAGCGGTCCAACAAACAACTTAGACTTAATTACTAAACAATATTTTGAATCTAATCTGCCAGATCCAAGTCAACTTGTAAATGGCTCATATACATTCACGCTAAACGCTGATGGTACAGTAAACACACCAAACACTATCTATGCAGTTGGTCCATTGACATTACGCGGTGGTGCTTTAAACCCAACTAACTTAGTATTAGATGACAACACAAGCACAACTACTTTATCTGGTGGTCTTGGTGGTGATACATCAATCTTAACAGCAAGCGATGTTAGTTTAACATGGGCTCATACTGCTAACCCATTAAACATTGGATCCGTGTCTGGCACATGGTCTTACAATCTTAATGGCACAACAAGTTTCCCTAACTATACATTTCCATATGCAGATGGCTCTGCTAATCAAGTTCTAAAAACAAATGGTTCAGGTGTATTGTCATGGTACACTCCAAGTGACTTAAACACAACATACACTATTGATGCATCCGCAACAACTGGTGGTGCTAACTTAAACTTAGTAGGCAGCGATGCGTCAACTGACACAGTTAAAATCAGCAGTGGCACTGGCGTAACAGTCGCACAAGTAAATGCAAATGAACTAAGTGTTGCTATTGGCCAAGCAGTTGGAACAAGTGATAATGTAAGTTTTGCTGGCGTAACATTAGACTCAATGGTGAATCTAAACACAGCAACATTAACAACAAGCACAACAGCCGCTGATCAAGTCGCTGATAGTTTTGTTGCCGCAACTTACCGCACATGTAAATATGTGATCCAAATTAGTAGTGGATCTGCTTATCAAGCAGTTGAAGCATTGTTAGTGCATGATGGCTCAACAGCATACATCAACACATACAGCGATGTGCGAACAGGTGCAAACTTGACCAGCATTGGTGCCGCAGTTAATGGCGCTAACATTGAACTACAAGTTACTCCAGTTAATGCCGCAACAACATACAAGATCAGTAAGACATTGATCGCAGTCTAAGGGGAAAATGAACCATGACAACACAATATTTTAAGGTCCGCAATGGCCTAAGCGTAGGAGAGGATGCAGTCACTATTGATGCCGCTACTGGTAATGTAGTAGCAACAGGTGATGTAACTCTTAAAGACACAGTTACAATTCAAGGTGCAACAAGTGGTAGCGTTGCATTGGCCGCGCCAGCAGTAGCAGGCTCACAAGCATACACATTGCCAACAGCATTGCCTGGCGTAAGTGGTTATGTATTAGCATCTGATACTGGTGGTGTTATGTCATGGGTCGCCAATCCTGACACAAACACAACATACACAATTGATGCATCTACTACAACAGGTGGTGCCAACTTTAACTTAGTTGGTAGTGATGCGACAACAGACACAGTTAAGTTTGCTAATGGCACAAATGTAACAGTAGTTGCTACTGATGCAAATACATTAACTATCAGTTCAACTGACACAAATACAACATATACACAAGATGTTAATTCTACAACAGGTGGTGCTAACTTAAACCTAGTTGGCTCAGATGCTACTACTGATAGCGTTAAAATTGCAGGTGGCAACAATGTAACAGTGGTAGCTACAGATGCAAGCA